ATAAAAAAGACAATGATAGAAAAGAATATCAAATGTTTATTGATTTCATAAGGGATTATAATGATGATTCCTTTTTTTATTACAAATTAATTCAAGATTATAATGATTTGTCAGCCGGTTATGGAATATTCTATGAGAATCAAAATAACGAGATAGTATATGCTAATGTGGACGCAAGACAAACAATAGCACTATATGATTTCTCTACACCTGTTAAAAAGATAGGATTATTAAGAGCTTGGGAAGAAATTGACGCAAACGGAGAAAAGTTCAATGCTGTTCAATTAATTACTGAAGATAAAAAGTATTATTTTAGAAATAGTAAATTACAAGCTGATGATTATAGAGAAGAAGAAGAAAAACAAGAAAGTATTAGTTGGGGCTGTGTTCCGTGTATAGCAATAGAAAATCCTGATGGATTATCTTGTTTTGAATTAGCTAAGCCTTTAATATCTTCTTATGAAAGAGTTATGAAAAACTCTCGTAATACATTCCAATATAATGATGACGCAAAATTAATGGTGACAGGATATGAGCCTAAGGAAGATACATTAATCGAAGAAAGAGATAAAGAGGGTAATGTAGTCTATACTGAAGATGGTGAAATTAAATGGATACCTAATAAAAAGAGAATTGCTGAAGATGAAGTTGTATTACAAGCTCCTGTTTTTTATGCTGGTGAGGGTGGAAAAATAGAATGGGTTGAAAAGAATATCAACGATGGTGCTTTAGAGAACTATAAGAAGACTCTTATAGATTTAATATTTATGGTTAGTAATTGTCCTAATGTTAATGATTTAGGATTTACTAATGCGGATAATAGCTCAGCACTAGAAAAGAAGTTCTTTCCATTAGAACAATCCGTGACTTATTTAGATAAGACAGCAAGAAAAGAGCTGTTAGCTATGTGGGAAGCATTTACTAATAGAATTAATCTTAAGAAAAGTACAAAATATGATTTTAGAAATTTAAGAATTAAGCTATTAAGAAATATGCCTACTGACAAGAAAGCTGAAACTGATAGAGCTTTATCATTAAGAGGATTAATTTGTGATGAATCAGTTATCAATCTATTACCTGATGAGTTTGACGCTTCTAGTGAAATTGAAAAGATGAAAAAACAAAGTGAAGAAAACCTAGAAGAAAATATGAAAAAGATTGAGTCTTTTGGTAAAGATGGAGCTGACGCAAAAGGATTAGAAAATAAAAAAGATGAAGAAGACGCAAATAATCAAGAAAATGCGTCTAACAATAAACAAGACGCAAGCGTGAATGATAAAACTGAAGTAAAGTAGGTGTTATAAATGAATAACAATACAATACTTAGTAATCGTTGGAAAAATACTGATAAAAAATTAACAGAGTATTTGAAAGTATATAAAAAGATAAGTTCACGAACTCAGGATAGCATACAAGACATATTTAATAGCATTAGTTATAGTTTTTTAGATTTAACTAAGCCTATATCAACAGCTCAAAGAAAGAAATTATTGAGAGTTATAGAAGAATGGGAAGAATCTAATTTATTAACAGGATATTTTAAATATAAAGTTGATGAATTATTAAGAAAAAGATATATAACTAATGAAGAAATGTTGGATATATTGCTATGGGGTGCTTATGTTAAAGAAAGAAGCCAATTAGATGAGTATGAGAAAGTGTTATTTACTGAAATAGGACAAGACCTATATAATCAGGGAGTTAAGGAAATAAAGCCTAAGAAAAAGAAAAAATGGAGCTTAACTTGGGAATATATATGGTTTTTGTTAGCTTTACCTAATGCTAGAGGTAATAAATGGATTACTTATATTGAAGCTTTAGGATTAACTAATGCTCAAGAAATAAAAAGACAAGCTATGATACATCTCCAACAAAAGAGAAAATTAGATATATATGATAATGTGTTCCAAAATACTATCAAGAAACAACAAAATAAATATTTATCTATCAATGGTGATAAATATAGCGGAGCTTTAGAAAATCAAGTAATAGATATAGGAAATACCGCATTATTAAAAGCTGGTGAAGATTATGACGCTAATAGAGTTAGATTTATTGCTGAAATGGATAGTCGAACTACTAGAATGTGTCAATCATTAAATAATCAAATATTTAGTGTATCAGGTAGAAATAAATTTAAAAGATATAGTGATGAAGCGGGAGCTATGGTGGAATATGATATATACGGATTATTAAAAGGTATAAATCTTCCACCTATAGACGACCACTATCACTATTGTCGTTCTACTATTACTTATCAATGGGAAGATATAAAAATGGCTGATAAGCTAGAGCATAAGCAATTAAGAAAGTCATTAAATTCAAGAATCCCTAAGAGTTTTGAAGAATTTGAAAAAATGAAGTATAATAGTAGTGGTTGGTATGATTCTACCTTAAGAGAAAAGGTGACAATCAACACTATCAAGACTAATAAGGATTATAGTAATAAGTATAAACAAAAGATGATTAAAACTTATTATGATTTTAGAAAAAGAGATGTTGAAATGACAGCTCACGCTTTAAATAGATTCTTAGGTCAAAAACAAACTAAAGTAAGATTTACTGAAAAAGAATTAATTGATGTTATGAATAATAAAGCTAATTACTATGAAGTTGATACTATGAAAGATATTAAGTATTATAATAAATTAGTTGTTATTCAAGACAAAGATAATAAAGAAGTAATTACAATAGTTAGAAGAAATATAGCTAAGGAGGAATGGGAGAAATATGAATAAAGAATTAAATGATATGATAGAATCCTTTATCAATGGTGAATATGAAGCTGATAAGTTTTGTTATGATTTTGATGAAGAATATTCTAAAGTCAATATTGATGATTTAGAAAAAGAATATATTTATGTATATGATGACATCAATGAAGCCTGTTCTTTATTTGACGACTCTAACACTCACGATAATAGACTATTAAAAGAGAATCAATTTAGAGAAAAGGTAAAAGGATATTATAAAAAGGTAAGCACTAAGTAATTTAGTGCTTTTTTGGTGGAAATGCTACCGGTTATCGACTTAGGTAAAATGATGATTCATTATCGGGGTAGCTAAGCGTGTGTGGGTTTAGGCACGGATAATTATTGATTATTAAGAGGAATGATAGCTACATTCCTTTTTTTAATGCCTTTTTCTATTGTAGGCTGAATAAATAGAAATTTTGTGTGTAGCAATGAGCTGGGGACAATTTATTGTAAATGGCTTGGGGCAAAGGAGGAATAGAAATGGACACAAATAATCAAAAAGGGGCTGTAGTTGATACTAACACTAATACGAATGTTAATAATCAACAACAAACTCCAAACACAGGTGTTGAAACACCTAAAACTTTTGACGAAATGTTAAAAGAATCTAATTATCAAAGTGAATTTGATAAAAAAGTTCAAAAATCTTTAGAAACAGCTAAAGCTAAATGGGAAGCTGAAGCATTAGAAAAACAAACTGAAGCTGAAAAGTTAGCTAAGATGAAAGAAGATGAAAGAACAGCATACGAGTTAGAACAAGCTCGTAAAAAACAGGAGGAAGCTGAAGCTAAATTAAATGCTTATGAATTAAAAGAAGAAGCAATAAAGATGGCTAATACTCCTGAAACTCAGGTAGATGTTTCTTTATTGAGTCTTATTGATTTTAGAAACATTAAGGCTGAACAAGTAGAGCCTACTATTAAAAACATAAAGAAAGTGTTTGATAGTGCTGTAGAGAATGAAGTTAATAAGAGATTAAAAGAAACAACTCCTAGAAGTGTTGTTAATCAAAATAACAACGGAACTAAGAAAAGTATCCCAAATGTATTTTAAAAAATAAGAAAAGGAGTGATTAATAATGGATACAAGTAGATTAGGTGCGTTAAGCATTGAATTATTAGGTGAAGAAGCTAAAGACAAATTAGCTGAAGAATATGGAAAGGTAATAGATAACATATCAACTCAAACAGTTGCTGGTTTATATTCTAATAAAGATTTAAGCGGTGACCCAACAAGTGGTAGTGTTGAAGCAAAAAGATTTGCTAATATCCAAGGTCAAAAATATGGAACAGCTAGAGCTGGAGGTAGTGCTCAAAAAATTAAAGCTCAAAATGTAGTTGTTCAAATTAATGATGATATGGAATATTTAGAAGAAGTAGAAGAAAAAGACATAACTATGTATGGTGTTAATGGTTTAATCGAGAAAAGAACTTCTAATCACGAAATGGTTATGGGAATTGATAATGATGTTAAGTTCTTCCAAGCTATGGTAGATGAGGGAACTGAATTTAGTTGTACTGAAACAGCTATTAATAAAATTGTAAGTAAAGCTATTTCTACATTGAAAAAGACTAAAAATAGTTTTGTTAATGGTGTACCTCTACAACTAATCAAAGTTGGTTTTAGTGAAGACGCTTATAATGATATGAGAGATTATTTAGATGAAACATCTAAATCAAATATCGATACTTCTATCGGTGAAATTGGTAGATTCCACGGAGTAGATGTATTTAGTAGCGTAAATATTCCTGAGGGAGTAGATTTCATCGTATTTATTGATGGTGCTGTAGCACAACCAAAACACCCTGTTATCTATAATCCAGCACAAATTGGTTTATCTAAAGCTATTGGATTCGGTATGTTCGTAGATATGGGAACTAAATGTGTTACACCTGACTTAGTATTAGTTAAAAAAACAGCTTAATATAAGTTAGGTATTATTTAAAATAAAAAGAAAATGGAGGAAAAAATATGAAAAGTTTTAAAAATAAACTAACAGGAGTTATCTTAACTCCAAAAAATAAATGGGTAGAGGAACAATTAGAAGCTAATAAGTCTTTTGAAGTAGTAGGGGCTAAAGCTTCTAATGAATCTACTAATAAAGCTATTAAAGACTATACTAAAAAGGAATTAGTAGCTTATTTAACTGAATTAGGAATTGAATGTAATGAAGATATGAAAAAAGATGAATTACTTTCTTTAATTCCTGATGAAGATGAAGAATAATTAAATAGAATTGGAGGGCGGTAGAATGAAAGCAAAGATTATAGCTGATTTAGGCGTAAACTTTAAAAACGGAGATGATAGTATAATAGAGAATTATATCGAGCTCTATTCTTCTATTGCCTCTGATAATTCTAATCGTAAAATTGATGATAAAAAGTTATATCCATATATTTATACAGCTGTTAAAGAAGCTTATTTAAGACGAGGTGACGAGGGTAGCTCTAGCTCAACTGAGGGAAGCTTATCTACATCTTATGTTGATATAGAAGAAAAATTAGCAAAAGATGTAAGAAAAGTAAGGGTAATTAAATGAGATTAAAAAATTTAAAACCTTTATACATATATTCACCTGTAAAAAAACGAGTTAGTGGAGAATATGAAACTACTTGGTTTTATAAAGGTGAAGATTATTTGAATCCACAGCAAGATTTAGATGAATTAAATCGAAATAGTGCTGGTGAGATAGACTATGAAATAATCAAACTTCGTATAGATAGAGATGTTAATATCAATAAAGGTGATGGAATTTCTTTTGAAAAACTAACAATAGATGAAACAACAAAACAAGTTGTAAATGGTAAACCTAGTTATATTGTAGAAAATAAGCCTAAGATTGGAAAAACAACTTTATTTACTTTAATAACTAATAACGGAGATTAGATATGTTTAAAATTGAATGGGAAAAGAAAAGTTTAGATAGTTTTGAAAAGAAAATGGCTAAACTTATAAAAGAACTTCCTAATCGAACTAAGTTAGGTTTAGAAGATTCTTTAAAAAATACTCAGGAGAAAGCTTTAAAAAACAAGCGTGGCTCTAAAGATGAGAAACTTATTCCTATTGAAGTTATTGATTTTAATAAGAATCAAGTAGTCGGTAGAGTATATACTAACAAAGATTTATTTTCTTATGCTCCATTTTTGGAGTATGGAACAGGAACTCAAGCTGAATTACCACATATAGGTAAAACTAAAACCTTTATTGAAAGTGGATTTAGGTATTGGTTTTTGCCTGTTGATAAGGTAGATAAAAAGTTTAGTCCTGAAAGAGTAATAAATATAAAAGGTGAATTATACTATATTATGTTTGCTACTCAGCCATATCCATTTATGCGTCCAGCTTCGGCTTCCTCTCGTCAGGAATCCGCTGACCTAATAAATGAGAGAATAGGAAAACTAATAACGGAGGTATTAAAATGATTGAGTTTAAAGTAAAAGACTTCTATGATTTAGTTGTTAGATTATTAGAAGAAATAATAAGTGAAGTTGTAGCTGAAAATCCTAGTGCTGAGAGTGTGTTTCCGTGTCTAGTAGTTCAATCTCCTGTGAGATATGATGAAAAGAACGGAGAAACAATGCCTATATTATCTAGGTTTACAATCACTATTGAAGCGTGGACTAAAAGAAAAACTAATAGTATGTCTTTAATTGATGAAGTTGATAGTAAATTAAGAGGATATAATTTTACAAGAATTGGAACACCTATAGACCTATATGACGAAATCACAAAGTGTCATCGTTATGGCGGTAATTATGAGGTGTTTTATAATGCTATGACAAATAGTTTAGAGAGAGTTAAATAATAATAAAAAAAGGAGGAATTTATTATGACACCTAAAACAGGTACTTTAACTAAAATTTATATGAGTGAAAAGGAATTTCCTACTGAAGAAGATTTAGATTTAATAATGTACACAGAGGAAATCCCAGCTGTTGAAGACCCAGCTGAAGCTGTGACATATCAAACAACTGATATGGACGGAGAAGAACAAAGTAAAGGAAGTAAAAAAGCTACTACTCCAGCTATTCCTGTGTTGTATAAACAAGACCAACACACTAAATTAAAAGCTGTAGCTGATAGTAATGAAAGTAGATATTTCTTTATTCGTTATCCTGAAACTACTTGTGCTGAGGGACAACAACCATTAGTAAAATCTTTCTCAGCTCAAATGGATTTAACAGGAGATACTATTACAGCTGGAGATATTATTAAAGATACTTTAACACTTTATAGAAACTCAGCTGTTAAAGAAACTTTAGGATTACCAACTGAATAATAGGAGGTTAACTAATGAAAAAATTTAAGGAAATTAAAACAGGAAATATTTGGTATATCTCTAATAAGGAACATATCAAACATTTCCTTAAAAATCCTAGATTTGAAGAAGTTGTTGAAAAATCTAAGAAAGAAAGTAAGAAAAGTAAGGAATCTAAAACAACTGAAGAAGTTATAGAAGAAACTACTGAATAATAAAAAGGAAAGAGGTTTTATTTAAAATGATTTTAATTGTAAAAGAGAAAGAATATTCTTTCACAGCAACTATGAGAAAAATAGTTGCAATTAATAAAAAGCATAAGGTTAAAAATTTAAGGGACGCTTTTTTTAGAGCTTTAAATAATGTTGATTTTGAATTTTTAGCTGAAATACTAATGTCTTTAGCTGATGAAGAAACTAAAAAAGTCTTAAATGGAGATGTTAATAAAGTTTATGAAATAGTTGAAGATTGGGTTAATGAAAACGGAAAAGACTATGAAGCTGTCTATCAGTTAATAGCTGAGGAGATAAATGATAAAAGTTTTTTCGGGAAGAAGATGACGGAGGAAGAACTAAAGGGTCAAATGAACAACCCACTAGCCAACTTCGACATCAACCAAGTAATTTCCAACACAGCGGAAAAAGTGATGGGAGAAGTAGTAGCCGAGGAGTTCAAAGGATACAAAGGCTAGATTATATAGATGTTATATATGATTTAGAGCCTTTAGCTTATCGTTTTGGAATGAAACCTCACGAGTTTTGGGATTCTACTTATAGAGAAGTTAAGCTATATGTGGAATCTCGTTCTCTCCAATGTGAGTTTGAAATAAAACAAAACATAAGACTAGCTGAAAATCTAGGTAATAAATTAGTCAATGCTGGACTTACCGCTAAGAATCCTAAAAATGTTAGTTTAATTAAAGACATTTATCCGGAATTATTTAAGGAAGAACTAGAACAGGCTAATATATATACTAGAAAAGCTAGTGAGGGAGAGGACTTAATAAATCTAATGTTAGATTTAACTGAGGAGTTGAAACAAGAAACGAAGAAAGAGGAATAATAAGGAATCACTAAAAGAAATGGTGGTGAGGACTTATTACAATAGAAGAATTAGAAATAGTCATTAGAGCTAATATTACTGACGCTATAGACGGAATCAAAAAAATAACTGATGAAGTAAAAAATGCTGTAAGTAAAAGTGTAGAGCCAATGAAACAAATGACTAATCAGGCAAAAGCTATGGCTAGTAATAGTGCTTCGAGCGTTGCTCAAATGAAGTCACAAATGAAAAGCTATGGAAAATCAGTAATAGATACATCTAAACAACAAGAGCATTTAAAAGCTCAAATAGAAGAATTAGAGTATAAATTACATCAGGCTGACTTAGGATTTGAAGTTGGTGACACTTTAAAAATTGAAGCTGATATAGAAAAACTTAATAATCGTTTAATTAAGCTACAGGGTCAAAGTAATAACACAGGAAAAGAGATGAACGGAGCTTTTGGGAAAATAAAAGCCTCAGTTAAAAACGCTATCTCTAATATGTCCGGATTTGGTAAGAAATTTAAAGAAATCATATCAAGTTCAAAAAATATGGGTAAAAGTTTGACAGGAGCTTTTAATAATGGTATTAAGTCTATTAAGAAATTTGCTTTATCCTTATTAAGTGTCCGTACAGCGTTTAGTATGATTAGTAGGGCTATGCAATCATATTTAAGTTTTGATACTCAATTATCTAATTCTATTCAAAATTGTTGGAATGTATTAGGAAGTCTATTAGCACCAATACTAGAATACTTAGTGACATTATTTACTAAATTAGTAAGTTATGTAAACGCTTTTGTTAAAGCCCTTACGGGTGTTGATTTAGTAGCTAGAGCAAACGCTAAAGCTATTGATAAACAAACAAAATCGACTAAGAAAATGAGTGAAGCTCAATCTAGTTTAGATGAATTTCATACTATTAATAAAGATTCTTCGGGTGATGAAAATAGTTCTATTTCCGTTGGTGAAGTAGATACAAGTAAATTAGATGTTTTATTTGGCTGGATAGATAAAGCTAAACAATTATTATTAACTTTATTTGACCCAATAAAACAAGCGTGGGATAGTAAAGGTCAAGCCTTTATAGATGGATTTAAAAATGCTATTACAGGACTAGGTAATCTAGGAATGAGTGTTTTTGGCTCTATTATGTCCGTATGGACTAATGGAACAGGTCAAAAAATGGTTGAAAATCAAATAGTTCTATGGACTTATTTGTTTAATATCGTTGGTTATTTATCTCAGGCTATATCTAATGCTTGGACTACAGCAGGAAATGGAACAGCAATTATTCAATCTTTAGCAAATATATTTATTTCAATTCAAGATTTATGTAATAGTATTTTAAACTCGTTAATGAGTTGGTTTATTAGTGATGGATTCCAACAAGCTTTAAATGTTGTAATGACTATAATAAGAGATTTATTCGGTTATGTTCAACAAATAATAGCTTGGGTAGTCACTATGTACGAAACTTACTTAGCACCTGTAGTTGATAAAATATTAAATTGTATCTCAAATATAATAATTGCTATTGGGTCAATTTGGAACTTCTTAAGTCCTATGATTGAATCAATCCTAAATGTAATTATGAATATTTTAGAGCCAGCTATAGCCGGCTTATGTGGAATTATCGGTGGTGTTGTTGACGCTTTAAGTGGTGTAATGACATTTATCACAGGAGTTTTCACAGGAGATTGGAAAAAGGCTTGGAATGGAATAAAAGATTTTATAAAGGGAATAATTAATGCTCTAGGCTCATTATTCTCAGGATTATGGAACACTCTTAAGAATGGCGGAAAGAAAGCGTGGGAGGGTATTAAATCTATCTTCTCATCAGTAGCCTCATTCTTTAAAAATATATTTAGTAATGCTTGGAATGGTGTAAAAAATATCTTCTCAGCTGGAGGTAAGGTATTTAGTGGAATTAAAGATGGTATAGCAAACGCATTTAAGAAAGTTGTTAATACTTTAATAGCTGGAATAAATAAAGTAGTAGCTATTCCTTTTAATGCTATTAATACAGCCTTAAGGACGGTTAGAGATATTTCATTCTTAGGAATAGAGCCATTTAAAGGACTTATTAAATTAATAAGTGTACCACAAATACCTAGTTTGGCAACCGGTGGTGTTTTAAGTCAAGAAACATTAGTAAGAGTTGCTGAATATAATAATGCTAGAACTAATCCCGAAATTGTATCTCCAAAAGATATGATGAAAGAAACATTTAAAGAAGCTATTGAAGAATCAGGAATGAACAATATATCATCTCAAAAGGTAGAAGTTGAAGTCACAGGAGAAACTAAAATAGATGGTGACGACATTGTTATTGTTTATGATAAAGCTAAAAATAATAAAGGTTATAATGGTGGAAAAAATCCATCGTTTGCTTATTAAGGAGGGATAAAAAGTGAAAAATAATTCAAGTCCATTATTTTTATTCAATGGGGAGTCTATACCAAGTAATCCCTCAATAGGATATTTAGAGGAAAATGAGCAATTAGTAGAGGGTACGAGAAATACCAATGGAAAAACTATTGCTCAACCTGTAAATAGACGAATTAATAAATTTAGCAATTTAGTTTTTCCTAAACTATCTTTAGAAGATGTTAATTGGTTAAAGAAGAAAGTAGCTAATTTTGAAGTGCTTTTAACTTATTATGATAGTGAGGAGTTAGATGTAGTAGTTCGTAGATTTTATTTTGGAAATCTAAGTGCTACACCTAGCAAATGGGATAATAGCTTTAAACCTGTTCAAAAACCAATCGAATATAAAGATGTTAAAGTTAACATTATAGATATGGGGTATTAGTATATGGCAAGCGTAGAAATGATAAAACAACTTAAAAAACCTAAGAGAAATCTTGGGTTTTTGAAAGTTAATTTTGATATTGTTGACCCTGAAACTAATCCTGATTTATCAACTAATACTGAAGAAATATTTAGTAATCTTAATAATATAAAAGAGGCTACTATACCTCAAACTAAAAACTATGCAACACTAGAAAAAAACTTTTGGCTTCTTAATGGAAGTCAGCCGATATATGGTAGTGAAGAATTAGAACAAACTTATATAAGTGAGTTTATGAGTGATGAAAATTGTCAGTTTGAAGAAAACGCTTGTATTATACTTCATTCTAGCGTCTATTTGACGACTTTAGGATTGAGTATGATATTTGATAGTATTAACGAGAATTACGCTAGAAAGCTTAATGTAAAAGCTTATAGAGATGATATTCTTATAATGGATAAAGATTATACTTTAGATAGTTATAAAGATAGATTAATATTTGCTGATAATGAGGAATTAGTAAGATGGAATCGAATTGAAATTTATTTTGTTGAATCTAGCTTACCTTATCGAAGAATAAGAGTAAATCAATTACTATTCGGTATTATGGAAACTTATACTGATGATAATATTTTAAGTGCTGAGAGTAAAGAAAAGACTACTATGATAAACTCAGAGCTTCCAACACATACTTTTAAATTTACCATAGATAATATGAATAAATTATTTAATCCTGATAATCCGGAGGGGTGGTATAGATATATACTACAACAACAGCCTATTAGCTACGAATGGGGTTATGAATTAGATGATGGAACTATTGAATGGGTACTAGGTGGAAAAATGTTGTTGACAGGGTCAGTTGATGTTGGAGAAAATCAAGTCACATTTAGCACTACTACACTAATTAATTATTTAACTAAGGTTTATAAAAAAGGTGTATATAATGCTAATGGTAGAAGTCTTTATGATTTAGCTGTAGATGTATTAAGTGATAATGGTATAGATAGTAGCCAATATAATTTATGGGAGGGATTGAAAGAGTTGAAAACTGACGCTCCTTTACCTAAATTAGAGGCTAGACAATTATTGCAAATAATCTCTACAACAGGAAATTGTATTTTTTATACTGATAGAGAAGATATAATTAATATCCAACCATTCCAATATGTTTTAAATACTGATGGAATGGATTATGACTTTATCACAAGTAAACCGGTGGTAAATGTACAAAGTGAATTATATAACTCAATAGTATATATAAATCATTATTCTATAGAATCGGCTGTTAGTGAATTATTTAAAAATGAATCATTAGAAATAAGCGGTAATACTACAATAGAAATTGAGTACGATTTAGCAACTAATATAGAAGCTACTATAACAGGTGGAACTATATTAAATGCTACTTATTACGGAAGATATGCAATACTAGAAATAACTAATAATAGTGATGAGCTTGTATCTTTAATTATTACAGGTAATAAAATAGGTGTTAGTCAAACAATAGATTCTAAACAATATAATGCTGATGGAGAAGACATCGAATATAAGAATGACTTAGTCACTCAAATGGTAGAAAGCTCTAAAAGTATTAAATTAAAAGAATTTATCGGTAATTGGTATAATAATCGAAACATTTACTCTTTCAATAATAGAGGAGATATTTTGAAAGATACTAGAGAAATACTACCTATAGAAACTGACTTTAGTAGCAAATTAATTGGATATTTAGTAGAAAATAATATCAATTATAATGGTGCTTGGAGCGGTAGTAGTGTAGTTATAAAAGTAGGTGATGAGAATGTGGATACAACCAATTTATGATAGAACTCAGGCTGATGTAGATACAATTAGATTAGACCCAACTAATGCTAATACTAAAGGTGCTTATAATTATGAAGATTTGAATAGAATAGAAAATAATTGTGAATATGTAATGAATCTACTAAACAATAGTGGATTATTTTATATTCCGGTAGAAATTAGTGTAAAAACTGATTGGAATGTAAAAGACATACCTCATATTAAAGAAATAAATAGAATTAGAAATAATATTATAACTTTAATGAATGGTATGAATTTAGGTGAAGAATATAAAGAGATAGAGTTTAGTAATACGATGGATTATGTAAAGGCAAACATCTTAGAAAAAGACCTAGATTTAATAAAATATATTATTGAATCTTGTGTTAGAGAATTAAGAAAATGTCATACTTTCTATTGTGGAGCTAATGGTATTGGATTATATGCTAAACCTGATAATGTAGAGCCTACGGGCTTTGTAAAAATAAAACAATATGCGGGATTGATATATTGTGGAGAGGAGTTTAATTTATGAAACAATATAAGAAAACAACTTGGTTAGATAGAATAGTCCAATATGCTAATAGGTATAAAGACCAAAACGGGAATGTGTTAGAATTAACACAAGACCCGGGGGAAGTTGCTCAAGATGGAACTCTTGTAGAAGCTGAAGTTATGAATAATATTGAAGATGGTATTGAATTTTTATATAAAGTTCGTACTTTTAGCTATCAAGAAACACTTTTAGCTACTGAATGGACTAAAAATGATGATACAGGATACTATGAATATGATATAATTAATAGTGACATCACAGCTGAAACTATTGTTGATGGAATTTTAGATATTGAAAATCAATGTAAACTAAATTCTTCTTATACTAATTCTTATGACGGAGGCTTTAAGGTAATTACAACTGAAGCTCCTAATGAAGATATTGAAATTACTTTTAAATATTCATTGATGAATATAGTAGAGGAGGAAGAATAATGGTTGGAAGTATTAATACAGGAAATAAGAATGTAGATAATATTGTCAAAGTTTATGGTGTTAAAAGGTCATTGACTACTTCATCATCAGCTTGGGAAAGAATCAGGGACGCTGTTGGACTTGTAGCAAACGCTCAAGTGGGAACAACAGCTGTTCAAAATGATTTTGATAATATATATCCGTGGAGTGATATTATATCTTATAACTATGATGTGACCGCTAAACAAGTGACGGCGTATTATGGTGACCCAACTTTTAAATTCGATGGAACAAATGGTGAAGTATTAACCAAAATTCCTGAATTTTATTGGAGAAGATATAGAGATAATTCTTACGAATATATCTTAATTTCAAAACATAAATTAGCTGGATTTGTTAAAAGTGAGGAGTTTTCGGTTGGTAGATATACTATGTCGGGTGATAGCTCAAGAGTTTATAGTAGAAGTGGATATGCTCCACTTGCAAATAAGACAATTACTGACTTTAGGACTTATGCAAGAAATTTAGGTGCAGGATTCGGTCAAATGGATTGGCACTACTTTATCTTACAAATGTTATATTTAGTTGAGTATGCGGATTATAACTCACAAGCTAAAATCGGTTTAGGATATACTAATGGCTCTCACACAGCTCCTACAAATAGCGGAGGTTGTGACGCTTTAGGAATGAAGTCAGGAAGTAGAGACGGAACTGACAACACATCGATTATCTATAGAGGAATAGAAGATATATTCGGTAATTTATGGCAATTTATTGACGGATTAAATATTAGAGATAATAAAGCTTATATTTGTTATGATTCTAATAAATATGCTGTTGATACATTTAGCGGAAGTTATAAAGCTTTAGGTTATACTAATGCGTCCGTTAATGGGTATGCTTCAAAATTAGGGTATGACTCAGCTAATCCTTTAATATCTCTTACTACTGAAGCGGTAGGAGATAGTAGCACTAATATGAGTGATTATTACTATCAAAATTCCGGAGATAGGATAGCTCTTGTCGGCGGTCGTTGGCTCAGTGAGGGTAGTTGTGGCTTGTGGTGTTGGACTATGGTTGATACTTCGTCTTTTACGTATGACTTTTACGGTGCTCGACTTCTTAAAACCAGCTAGTGGGGGTTTGGGGGCGACCAGCCTCCCATAAAAGACAATCGACCTTAGTCGATTATAAAATAAAATTACCTTATAGGGAATGATGTGTAGTTGAGCACTAGCTAGCTGACAAGATTCTCTTGTCGGCGGTGCTTGGTATTACAATGTTGAGTGTGGCTTTTTCGTTTGGCTTTTAGCTGGTGCGGGTGGTGATGTGTACGCTCATCGTGGTGCTCGACTTCTTATAAGGGATTTGATGTGTTTTGTATCGGGTTAGTCTATTTCTCGAGGGTTGTTGCTCTTGTCGGCGGTAATTATGCTAATAGTGTGAAAGCTGGCTTGTGGTATTGGAACTTAAACGAGGCTTCGTCTAATGCGTGGACTAACATCGGTGCTCGACTACTTAATTTGGGACTTGGTGTGTTTGAGTGCTCTTTGTTGAATTGGTGATACTCTTGTCGGCGGTGCGTATTGGGATATTACTAACGCTGGCTTGTGGTATTGGAATTTCAATGACGCTTCGAGTAAAGCTAATGCTAACATCGGTGCTCGACTCATTATATTGGTATTTGATGTGTATTTGAGCTATATGATGGGATACTTGTCGGCGGTTGTTATTATTCGTCGGGAACTATGATTGGCTTGTGGTACTTTGATTTTACTTACTTGTCTTCATATTCGAGTTCTTCCATCGGTGCTCGACCTCTTATGGGATTTGATGTGTGTGAGTGCTTGTCTTTGTATTAATCCTAGCTCTTGTCGGCGGTAGCTGGATAGATACCTCGTTAAGTGGCTTGTGGTTTTGGAACTTTAACAATGCTTCGTCTAATGTTGGTACGGGGACAGGTGCTCGACTACTTATAGGGATATGGTGTGTTGAGGGTGCTGTTTTAGATGTATTATTATCTTGTCGGCGGTCGTTGGCTCAATGAGAGTAATTGTGGCTTGTGGTGTTGGACTATGAATAATACTTCGTCTATTACGAATGACAATTACGGTGCTCGACTTATTATATTAAAATACACATTAAGGGATTTGGTGTGTTTAGTGCTAGTGTTCTTCACTATAGCATACTCTTTTAGCTCTTGTCGGCGGTAGATATGACAATGGAACTAATGCTGGCTTGTGGTATTGGAATGTGAACAATGCTTCGTCTAACTATAGTGCTAACATCGGTGCTCGACCACTTATATTAATTAAATTACTTACACATCATCTTCCTCAGCCCTTGCTGAAAATTAGTCGTTCTGGGTGGGTTTAGTAGGTTTATCTCCTGAAAAATGGAATTTCTCGAAAAATCCGCAGGCAAATATAAGAATAATTGGTGACACAGGAATGAAAAGAAAAGGATTTATTTATGAAAAAATTACTGAACTAAATAATATTGAATTAGCAATATATAAAGCTAGTATAGGTAAGACTAAGAGAAAGAATGTTGAAAAAATATTAGATTCTCCTACTTATTATGCTATGCAAGTTCAAAAATTATTAAAAGAAAAAAAGTATATACCTAGTCCGTATATAGAAATGACTATACACGATGGAGCTAGTAGAAAAGAAAGAGTAATTTATAAACCTAGATTCTATCCCGACCAAGTAGTACATTGGGCTTTAATGCTACAAATAGAGCCTTTACTATTAAAAGGTATGTATGAATTTAGTTGTGCTTCTATTAAAGGTAGAGGTATAAAAAGAGGTATGAATTATTTAAAAAGAATATTAGTTCAAGATAGGAAATATACTAAATATTGTCTAAAATTAGATGTTAAAAAGTTTTATCCTAGTATTGATAAGGAAATACTTAAATCTAAATTTAGAAAAATCATTAAAGATAAAGATACATTAAATTTAATTGATGTGATTATTAATAGTGGTATAGAGGGATTGCCTATAGGTAATTATACTTCACAATGGTTTGCTAACTTTTATTTAAAGGATTTAGACCATTATATAAAAGAAGAATTAAAAGTAAAATATTATATTCGTTATATGGACGATATGGTGCTTTTTTCTAACAATAAAAAAGAACTAAGAAAAGTTAAATATGCTATTGATGAATTTTTAGCTAAAGAAAAATTGACTATAAAAGAAAATTGGCAATTATTTAAAACTGAAAGTCGTCCTATTGATTTTTTAGGATATAGATTTTATAGAGGTTATACCACTCTAAGAAGAAGTAATTTTTTGCGTATCAAAAGGAGAGCAAAAAAGATTTCTAAAAAAGATGAATTAAATTTTAAAGACGCTTCCGCTATGCTAAGCTATAGTGGTTGGTTAAAACATTGTGATTCATATAATTATCAACAAAAATATATTAAACCATATATTGATTACAAGAAATGTAAGGAGGTTGTAAGAAATGAAAGTAAGAAGTACAATAGCTCCCAAAAATTTCAAAATAGGTGATAGAAAAGGCAACTTAATAGAAGTTGCTTTTTTTGATGATATAACTGAAATTCACGAAGAAGAAACACTTTTTGAATACTCAGTATATAAAATGAAAACTATATTTAGAGAAGATTTGGAAAGCTTTATTAATGATAATTATGAAAGTTGGTTAACATTAGCTAAAGAAACGGATTATCAAGCCGTAGCTAAAGAAGTAAGAGAAAAAAGGAATAAATTATTGGAAGAAAGTGATAAGCATTTATTGTTAGATAGGTTAGATATTAATATGCCTGCTGAAATAAACGCTGTTAATCTTTTATCAGTAGTTATTAAATTATTTGATAATCTAAAATCTATTTTTTATGGTGAATGGGCTAAATATAGACAACAATTAAGAGATATTACTACGCAAGAGGGATTCCCTTATAATGTAGAATTTCCTGTTAAACCTGAAGAAGATAATAAGGTAGAAGAATAATGTTGGAATATATATCAGTTGGCTTAGTGTTCACTATTATTGGTGGTGTTATAGGAGTTGCTACTTTTCATATGAATAGTAAGAAAAACACCAAACAAGAAACAAAAGAAGAAGTGTCTAGTATTACTAAAATAGATACAAAACTAGACATTATTGGAAAAAATGTAGATGAAATTAGATTAGATAATAAAGATATATCAAAATCTTTACACTCATTAGCCGAAAGAGTGTCAGCGGTAGAGCAATCCGCAAAATCGGCTCACCATAGATTAGATAATTTAGAAGAATTACATAGAAAATAAAAGTGGGAGGATATATGAAAAATGCTTTTATAAATTTATTAAAGGTAAAGACTATATTGTCTTTATTATTTAGTAGCACTACTTGTTATCTAGCTATAAGTGGAAAAATAGAAATGGAAACATTTATGGCTTTAACAATGGCTATTATAACTTATTATTTTACGAAGAAAGACACTGAATAAAAAGTGTCTTTTTTTATATAAGAATGGAGGAATTAAAAATGGAAGAAAAAAAGATTGAAGAAATTGAAGAAGTACAAACAACTTTTAACGAAGATGGTTTGGATATTTTAGTAGAGGACGGTGAAGTTGAAAATGTTTACAATGAGAACGAGTAAACCTAGTAGTGGTAATAAATTTTATATTAGAAAAGCTAATGGTGGTTATAGCACTTGCATACAGGGAAGTCCAACTGATAGTCAATGTAATGTATTAGCTAATTGCGTTGGGTATGCGTGTGGAAGATTTAACGAAATCATAGGTAGTATGAAATATCCGTCTTTAAATTGTAATGCGGAAAACTTCATTGAAAGAGCTAAAAATACTTATGGTTTAGAAATAAGTAATGTTCCAACACTAGGAGGAATAATGGTATGGCAAAAAGGCTCTACGCTATCCGGAAATGATGGTGCGGGTCATGTTGCTGTAGTTGAAAAAATTATAGATAGTAATACTATTTATACAAGTGAATCAGGTTATGGCTCAAGTGCTTTTTGGAATAGTACAAGAAGAAACTCTAATGGTAGATGGGGCTTAGGTAGTGGATATACATTTAGAGGTTGTATAGTAAATCCAGCTATAGGAAAAGTCACAGCTCCAACAACTGAAGTTGACCTATTCCCTAATGTTAGTGATGAAGAATTAGCTAAAAGAGTATGGGCTGGTGAATTTGGAAATGGAGATACTAGAAAACAAAAACTAGGCTCAAGATATGCGTCAGTACAAGCTTTAGTTGATAAAGGAGTAGGAAAACCAACTAGCAATAATCAATCATCAACTTCTAAACCTCAAGTAGATATTCTCACATTAGTTAAAAAGACTATTCGTGGTGACTTCGGTAATGGAGAAGCTAGAAGAAAAGCTCTAGGCTCTAATTATGATGAAGTACAAAAACAAGTTAATCTAAATTATAAAAACGGGACTACTCGTTGGGATAATATAAGATTATATTAAAACATCTTCCTGACATCGGGAAAATGATAAAAGGTAAGGGCTTAAATGTCCTTACCTCTTTTTTTTTGCTCTAATTTATAGATGTAGTTTTGTCCGTATCGTGCTATAAATTCATCTAATGTATGAGTTTTCATATATTCTTTTTGAAATTTTACTTTGTAGTATAAATTTAACATTATATCCTTATGAAAGAATTTATGACAAAAAGTACATAATGGTGCTACCATTCCGTCTTCCATCGATATACTTCTATATGAGCCACTAAATACCTCATTTTTTTCAACCTGAGTGTACATATTTAATCGTGTATCATAATCACCCGTTTTTAAGCCACATTCACAGCATTTAGTTAAATCAGGATAAATTATACTAAATCTTTCTTTTTCTTTCTTAGCTTGCTTGTTTGTGCGGGATTTCATAGAATTATATTGTTTATATTCCTTACTATTACAATTACAGGAAAAAATTGGGACTTCTTTCCGGTATAGAGTACAATACCCAAACTTTCTTCCTTTTTTAGTTCTTACTTTATGATTCTTACAATTCATTTTAATCACTCCTTTAGGTACTAAATAGTGACTAAAAACCTGAAATCATATAGCATTTTAATACTTTTTATAACATTAAAAACCTTTATTTAACTATAAAAAACATCATCTAGCATTAAACCTTATTTTATG